TCCGGGTGCTCCAGGTCCCGGAGGTGGCATGCCCTCTGGTGGCGGTCCTCCTGGGCCACCCATGGGAGGTCCACCAGCAGGTGCTATCGAAACTGGCGGCATGGGTTGCGGTGGAGGCTGATGAACTTGTTGTTCGTCTGGCGCAGGGCCTGTTTTAAACCCTGAGTTCTCCGGTAGATTGTGATGGTCAACGTCCTCCCCTACGGACGGCGAACCTTCCAAAATCAGCTCGTCTTCCTCCGTATCGGTCTCAAGACGGCACCACGCCTGTCCAAGACCAGGTACGAGACGATCAGTTGATACATGCCTGAGGACAGCATCAAACAGATCACGGGGGTCATCGCCATCTGGCATGATGGCTCGTTGAAGTATGGACGATGCAACTCGACCTAAATCGTCTTTGTAGTCAGTGAACTTCCTCTTGACCTCTGGCTTTGGAATCTGCGAGTACAACGCTGCCCGCATGATCTTCGTGTTGGCGTAGAAGAGGTTGAACCACTTCTGTCCAGAATCCATGGCATCGCGTTCATCTACGAACCGGCGCACAACTTTCCTAGCCCGCTCGTGAAACTTCTTGGTTTCTTGTTCGGCGTAGGCAATTTCAGTCTTCCAGAGCTCAATTGAAGTGAGCTTTTCTGGATCGACAATTGTGGGGCTACCACTAGATGGGCTATCGGAGATCATGCGATGCGCCTATTCCCAAGTGTCTTTGAACGGTCATTATGCAGAGCTTCAAGGGTAAACAAGTGGTTCATCCCATCGTTAATGGGGACCACATTGCTTTCTTTCTTCGCAATTGCTTTCGCAAACTTGGGATGTGCTACGACGCACATATACCCGAAGGCGTCTGCATAGTCCGAGCACCAGTCGTGCAGGGGTACGTCCGAGAAGATCAGGTTCTTGTCATCCCAGACCCGACGGTAGCCCTTCAGTGCCTCGAGGAGGTCTTCTGTAGCGAGTTTGTCAAAGGCGACAAGGGGGAATATCTTTCTCGCCGAAGCAAGACGGTCCCGCACTTTGTGATTTGGAACCAACTTGGGACGAATGTTCTGGTCAAGGAACTGTTCGACCAGCGACCGACCCGTTTGTAAATTCCGCGCTCGCGCATCGTGTGGGAGCCACACATCACCCAGCTCACCAACGAACGAGTGAAGCTTGTCAATGTGGTAGAAGATGTCCTTCCCTTGCGTCGCCTCAACGTGGACAATCCGGACAGGAAAATCACCTTTTGTACTGGGTGCCTCTTGCCAGAAGATGGCAACAGTCGCATCTGTGAAGCCGAGGTCGAAGACGACGTTAGTCGGGAGGTTCTCATCATAGATGTTATCCTTGATCCGACCTTGCAAGAAGACGTCGTTGAGTTCATTGGCGTAGATAGCACCCTTGAGAGCACTGTCAAACGAGCACAGGTACTCCTGGGCGAACTCTTCCGAATCCATGTCTTTTTGGAGCTCACTGAGCTCGCCGGGGGCCATGATCCCCGATGTGTTTGCCCTTAACTCGAGATAGTACCAGTCAGGGTTTACTTTTGCTTCTTTGCAGACATCGTAGAAGATATTCTTTCCACGAGGAGTGGATGCGAAAACAAACCAACCGTGCCGATCCGATAATGTAGGCCGAATAACTTGCGGGAAGACGGATGGCCTGAATAGGGCATATTCGTCGCCCACCCCACCATCGAGGTACATGCCGCGGAGTGTATCAGCATTATCCGCACCGAGTACGTAGATGGTCCGGTCGCCATGGAGTGTAATCTTTAGTTCAGCTTCTTGAGGGGGCCGACTCATGTATGGTTCGGCATAATCCTTCAAGTACGTCCATGCGACGCGCTTTGCTTGGGCATAGGTAGGCCCGATATAAGCCAGCTGGGGCTTATAGTTCTCGCACTCTAGGGCACCGAAGATGAGGTCATTTACTAGACCAACGGTTTTCCCCGCTCGGCGGTGGGTGTTGAGGGCACCCCACCGTTGCTGGCGATTATGAAATGAGACGAACTGTTGTCGTGGTGTGTACTTTAAGGCCAGCGCGGCCTCACTACGTTACCTTACCCAGCATTGTCTTATTTAAGCAGTCCCCACTGCTGTCGTAGATAGTCTGGTAGCAACTTGTTAGAAAAACCAAGCTGATTCAGACTTTGTGTACCTTGTAAAAGTCCATATGAAAACATCGGATCTGGTTCGTCATATATCCCGGCAAGTTCATCGTGATGAGGATTCATGGCTTTACGAGTCTCGTCACTGTACCCAAACCTTGTCTGGGCAGCCTGTGCAAATTTCTCACCTGGTGCATTCTGATACGGAATATGCTTAGGCACTTCCTTGTATCGAAGCAACGCTAGAAGGTGAGACATTCCATCTGGGCCTAGCTTCTTTTGAAACTCTGGATCCTTAGCCACTTCCTCAATTTGTTCGTAAACCGCCTTAGGATGTTGATAAAACGCCTGATTTGATCCACCCGGCAGGTCATAATCATTCTGCAGTCGATGGGTCAACTCATGTAAATTCGTGCCAACTACCCCACCACCTGGATTCGGAGAATCTATGAACCGTGGCAAGTTTANCTCAATNTCGTCCGTATCTGGGCTATACGAACCCCTATGAGAATCATNAGCTTTATCTACTACCTTCACCGTNCCTTCTTTGAGGTGGGGGAATCTTTCGAAGAGTTCGGGNTGATCAAGCAGCTCACCTTGAGTATACATACCAGGCTTCGGCATTTGCATACCGACGATCCTCTGCATGGCACCTGCATACTGAAGGGGACTGTAATTCTCGCGGACATATCTACTTTTGTCGACCTGCGACATCATCGGTATGTCTTTTTTGAACCGTGCATCCTTATCGTTTATCTCCTCGAGGAACTTAACGACGTGGGGGTCATCCCTTGGCCGCGGGGGTGCCAACACGAGCTGATGCTCGTTCCAAATCATGTCTGGCGTGGCTCCTGACTGCAGCTGCTTGAGTATTTTTTCCTGTTTTTGGGGCTGACTGGCTAATTTCATCGCCGGAACAAACATCGCTCCGACTGCTTTTCCAGCCGGGGCTAACGCACTGCTCAATGCTAGTGCTTTCTTGGCTGGGGACAGCGGATTTGCGTACTCCCCTACAGATTCATAAGCGCCGAACCCTTTATTACCTGTCTCAGGCAACATCTCCCCCATCCTTTCAGATGTGGGGAGAACATTTGCCCCTCCGTTACCACGTAGCTTTCTTACAATAGCCTCCAGGTCTCCTGGGGTGCCCAGAGTCGCCTTCACGCCACCCCGAAGAGTGGATGCACCCATATCTATAAGGCCACGCAAGCCCTCTACGAGACTGGCTTCTCTGCGTGTACCAGGAGCAGCTGGCATTACTTATCAGGGCCTTTAACCTGAACGTCAATTATCTCCTCATCCCCTTGCCGCTTATACGCAAGCCGCGTGGAGGTGAGCCAAGGAACGTCGATAATCACCCCGCCCTGTTGTTTCACGTCATTTGCCGGGGGCAACAACTTACTGATCGCTTGCACAAACACTCGAGCATTCTGGTCGCTCTTCTGTGCGAAGTCCACTAACCACACACTTCCTCCGAGAGCATCAAACGCCTCGCGAAACAGCTCTCGCAACTGCCGGTTAACTTGCTGTGGTGTCGCCTCGGCAGCAAGGCTATTCACGGGGGCGTGAAACCTCGGGGGTCCTGGCGGAATCAAGCTAGGTAACTTGTCCATTTTGAAGTTCCAAATGCGCCTGCGTAAATTATAACGCGCTATCACCAGCCAGTGTTAATCCAATTTAACGGCCAAGATGTAAAATGTGCGACAAATCGTAACGGAGTACAAATTTTGAAAAATAATTTTGAGGGGGTGATACTCCGGTGTGTAGGAAAATTATAACACGTTATAACAGACCGAAATCGATCGGATTGTGTCAGACAGCCGGAGCCGAAAAAACGCGACCACGGCTGTTTATGCACGACGTGGCTATCTTATGGCTCGACTCGGAGGCCGAAATCGACGGCCAGAGTACTTGGATCGATATACGCAGTATATACTAGGAGACGGATTTTGCAAAATTCTATGCGCTGGGCCGGCCGCCCGAGGCCGTCAGGGCCCCACCGCCCTCCTCAAATTGTAACGGGTTGTATCAAGTGTAACAGTTAAGAAATACTAGTACTTTACCTAGTACGTAACTAAATGTAATGATATATAATATCTTTACTGTGAAAATTAAATGAAAGGAAAGAAATGCAATAGATGTAACACATGCAACAGATGTAACAGTTCACAACACATGTAACTTTGAAAGTTCAAAATGAACATTGGTCAACTCATTACTTACTTGATTCTCAACAGTGACAAAAGCAACAAAGAGATTCTTGCAATTGTACACAGTCAGTTTGAATGCAACACAACTATGGCATGTGTTGCTTGGTACAAGACAAAGTTGAGGAAGGAAGGCAAGATTGATGCTAAGAGAAGTCAGAAGCACAATGCTGCTTTGACTCAAGATGAACTTGATGAACTCTGCAAGTAATTGAGAATGAGGGGCTGAAAGGCCCCTCCCTTCAAACTCGCAATCCTGGAGAAACTTTCATGCCTGACCTCAGCAACTTCGGCCAATACGGTACGCTCGTAGCCAGCGTCCCTTACGGCCAGCACATCGGCCTGACCTGCAAGAACCACCTACATCTGCGATGGTCCACCAAGAACATTGCACCAATCGGTGCCCGGAACATCTTCTACTCGTCCTGGCCCGAACCGGAATGTGACTGTTCTTGCGGGGACCTGATTGTCCTGAAGGACGAAGATGAGGATGACGGAGCGCCGGAAGATCTGAGCGAGACGGACGCTCCGAGGTAGACCAGGGACCAGGCGGAAGCCTGGTCTTTTTTTGAACGTTGTGGTTGGGCAGACGGGCGGGGCAGTGTGGCCTACTGGAAATCCAACCTGTCCTCCAAATTGTAACAGTTTGTAAATTGTGTTTTCCAAGTGGCTCTATTGCGTTATAATTGTTTTAGAGACAGGGAATTAGCCCTGCGCTCTACTTGGTCCACACTAGGAGTTGATTGATCATGAGTAAGAAGCATGTTACAGAGAACAAAGAGCAGAACACGACGAACCAGGAAAGCGTGCCGCCCTCAGAAGGGGGTGACAACCAGCCGGTGGGAAGCGCAATGCTCGAGATGCTCGGTGCTCCGGCTGAACTCGTCGAGGCTGCCAAGGTTGCAGAGAGCGAGGCACAGACTAGCACTGAACTGGTAAAGATCGAACTGCCGGCGCCAGTTGAACAAGTCAAATTGCCGTTTGGCATCGGACAGCTCGCGCGGCACTTGATCTTGAAGACGGACAAGAGCAACGCAGAGATCCTGGCTGTGATCCACAANGTGTTTCCGGCGGGGAACACAACGCCGGCGTGCATTGCGTGGTACAAGACGGATCTGCGCAAGAAGGGGTTGCTTGCTGCCTCGGANAAGCGCGGAAGTGCGAAGACNGTNGCTCTGACGGAAGAGCAGTTGCAAGAACTGCTCAAATAAGAGCGAAAAACGACAAAAAATGATAGAGGCTGCCAAGTGCAGCCTCTTTTTTTACTGCGTGCGCCTAGTGTCGTGCGTCAGCACAAAACACGGCCGACAGTTTTATATATACGCATCCTATATATATGTCATAGGATGCGTATATATTTTCGATACGTTGTGCTACACACACACACACACACACATAGATAATATAACTAATCCCAG